TTGCTCAAGTGAACATACCCTTGAAGCATATAGTGTAATAAATGTTCTCGCTTGGATAATAGTATCATCACAATATTATATAAGACTGTAGTAAATATTTCAAACAAAAAGGAGAGGCCCATTTCTGGGCCTCTTCAATCCGCGGGTTACGGAGATGAGTCGTTATGCCCGCTTCATGACCGTGTTCTCAGCCAACATCTTCCAGTTGGGACTGATCTTGACCAGATCAGCGATCTTGAGTGCCATACGCATACTCAACTCACGCAATCGGGCCTTGTTGTCAAACATGAATTGCAACACTTGATCACCTTCATCATTCTCGAAAAAGTAATCGCGAAACAATCCACCATCAGTATCCTGATGCACCTGTTTGATACGCAACATCTTGTCACGCTCGGTGTCGATAGTCAAGTCAAGAAAGTGACAACGTGACTGCAACGCTTCCAAGTGATCCTGCAACTTCTTGCTCTTCAAGTGATCGAACTTGATGTTAGTGATGAAGATACAAGAACCGTTGAAGTCGAAACTGTCAGGGATACCTTCGCGGCGCAACATGCTAGAATCACTGTTCCAGTAAATTCTGCGGCGCTTGCCACTATCAAGTGCGGCCTTGAGAATGTTCAACGCGAGATCATCCATCAACACGCTGTCACAGTCATCGAACACCAACACGTGGTTCTTGTCACTATGCTTGAACAATGTAGCATAGAGACCCAGTGCTGTCATAGCACCTTTGACAATCTCAAACTTGAGAGGACGACCTGCAATCTTGTCAAACATAGCCGCTTTCTCTAACTGCTGTTCAACACCAAACGATTTACCAACGCCCGGGGGACCTGATACGATCATTGCGCGAATACCACCCTTAGTAGTAGCCGCTGACATTTCATCAAGAATCGCAAAACGTGTGCGAATACGTGCGATTGCTTCCTCGTCAGTTTCTACAGGGGTCACAGCAACTTGCTTAGTACTGGGCACTTTCGCAACAGCACCACCTACAAACTCAATATCATTCATTGAATCTACCTTTACCTTGACTGTATCGATGCCGCTAAACTCAGGGAACTGGCCCTCGTTACGCACCGTGACATAGTTACCTTTCTTACCTGACTGAAAGCCCTTGACCAGAGTAAACATCTGATCAACAACTTGAGTGTTACGATAAGACCCATTTAAAATACGAACTGTTGACATACTCATCTCCAATTAATCAACTTACGATATAACTATTATAGTACCTTGCAGGACCAATGTCAAGCCTTAGCAAACATCTTAGCACCTTCGCCCATAAAGACATTGAACGCGATCATTGTCTGACGGGGTTGGGCTAGTGGGTTAGCCTTGATGAACTCCAGTGTCTCAAGCAGGGGCATTCCGAGAAATTCTGCTTCTTTCTGAAGAATCTTGATTGCTGTCTGAATTTGCATTTTTATCTCCGTTTCTCAACTCTATGTATTAATTATAGTCCCACAGAGACCCAAAGTCAAGCCTTTTTCGCCACTTTTTTCCACTTTTTTCCGGATATTTTGTTGTTTAAAAACAACAACTTACACGACCTCTAGATAGTAACTAGGGTTCTTTTTGATATCCTTGAAATAATCGCTAGGTTTGTAGGGCAAATGCTGTGCTTTGACACGGTAAATCTCGCTGTAGTTAGCAACAACAATTCGGTCCTCAATAGTATTGACCATTTCTTTCATGTCGTTCAAATCACTACTAGGATCGATCCATTCAAGTTTACGATCAATCAGTACCAACAACTCACTACGATGTTCATTTTTGAACCAACGTTCTAATGCCTGTATCTGTGATCTTTTGCCATAGTATAGATGACAAAACTCTTGGATAGAGGCTGACGGATAACAATAACCTTTGCGCAATCTGCGCTCTTCGTTTGTCGTAATGCCGAAACCTTTGATATGATTATGCCATAGTTCTATCAGATAGAACCAAGAACAATCACCAGGCAATGTTATTTTGGACATAAGTATCTACCTTGTTAATAATCTCAGCAGGCAAGTAATCATAGATATCTTTGCTGACATGCACATAGTTATATGCATGACTGGTCACTTGACTGGTTCCATTAAGTTTCAAATAAATTTTCTGTATGATAGCCAAGAAACAATCATCAGTCGGGTTAGGAATTTTCTTTGCTAACGGGTTACATGCTTTGAACCAACGTGCATGAGTATTGATGACCTCAGTACGGCAACCTGCGAGGTCCGTAAAAAAGTCAAACACGATAGCATCTAAATGATCTGTAAGTTTTAGCAAATCTTTTTTAGACCAACCAACACTCTTGCTATAGGCAATCATGTTGCCATAATAACCATATGCCGCATCGTCAAGCAAAATGCCATGCCAATGTGCTTTATGTCGTTCCAGTGTAAACTCAACTTGAGATTCTTCATACTTGTATGCCGCATCAACACGACTTACAGTACCGGCTTTACCAGAGAACACACTCTTGGTGCTAACTGGAATAGCCTCATAAAGTTCAAACAAATCTTGCAGTCGGGCTTCTTTGGCAAACATAGTACCATAATGCTGTGGGTATTGTCGAGCCAATCCAACTTTAGTTTTGTGATGGTCTAGACTAGACCACTTTACTTGACCCAAGCCGTTTCTAGTCATCGCACTATATGCTGGCAAGCCTGCACTTGCGTTGGGAATAGTATATGATGCATACTGCGCATTCAAGTAATCATCAGGCTTAACTTCTTTGATACGACCATGTTTGCACAACAATGCGAACATAGTAAGACCATGTTGCGTATCATAATTATACTTGTCTCCGTTAACATCTGCCACAAAAGCAGGACTTGTTAGTGTAGGAGTAAAGACAGGGAGAGTGCCAGAGATATGCGTCATAACCAAATCTCGTTGGGCGATCTCATCAAACAGAAAATCTTTAAGTTTCGTATATCCTGATACGCCAAAATCATTGACACTAAATTGCACACCTTGTGCAATAAGTTGATTGATAGCACTCATGACTTTTGGATTCTGCTCGGCCAAATCAATAAGATCAGTGATCTTTTTAGGCTTACGCTTTACCATGTTCTTAGGGTCTACAGGATTGTAGATTTTAGAAATGTTAATAGCAATACCCTTTGGGGTAGTCAGTTTAAAATTTGACATTTTTACTTTGGTCCTCTTTTTAGCAGTAGCAGTATTCAACTTAGCCATGAACATTCTCCTTGAAAATTTCTTCTAACTCATCATCATTATAAAAGAAACCTTGACCTCTATCATACTTGTTTTGAGGCAGTTTGTCAAATGTTTCGTTATTGTAATATTTTTCAATCACCATACGCCATCGATCTTCAGGAAGATCAACCAACTCAAATCCGTTGACTCGCCCATAACCATCATAGGTACCTGTGATGCGATCACCGTTTTTAAATAAGACGACAACATCGCTAGCAAATTCCCAATTGCTACCTCGCACCGCAACTTCTGCCATGACCGGCTTTTCAGATTTGGCACATTGCCAACTAAAGAATCCCATGTTACATCCTCACCTTATCGAAAATTTGATTTTGCAACCTAGAGACCTCATCGCTTGGAACATAAAAATCCGTAGTTGGATCCCAGTACTCACCTGCCTTAGCATCGTAATATAATACACGACCGCTAGGATAATGAAAAGGACCTTCTAGCCCTTTTCTAGGTTGGAACTTACGTTCCATTTCGTTCAGTATACGATAACCCATGTTACCACTCCTTAAATTCGCCTGAGGCGACTTGTTCAATAAAGCCAGTGTTGTACTCTAAGATTTCAGTATCGGTCATATCATCTTCAGTGACCAACTCGCTGGAACCTGTATCGCCCTTGTAATAGTGGGGCTTGAAAGGTCGCTGATAGTAGGCATCAGCACTACCACGATCATAAGGTCCGCCATGACGCTTGTTGATGTTAGTACCAAAGTTCATGATTACATGCTCCAGTAAGATTCGCTAGAAGGAGAGCAATAGTAGGGCGTATCATAACGCTCCTGAAACTCCTTACCACTCATCATGTTCTTGCGGGTGATGAAAGTCTCAAACACTTCAACGATGAAGCCCAACTTACGCTTGCTGTCAGCAACGGTATTAATATAGTCCTTAGTACTCGGTGCAAAATCTTGCTTCACCACGAGACGCTTACCTTCTTTGGTACGCTTGTCAGTCTTGTAGATTTCGAGGGTGTATTCAACTAGTGCAGACATTTCAGTTCCTTTTCTCAACTCTATGTACTAATTATATGCCCAATGGCACCCAAAGTCAAGCCTTTTTCTGTTGTATTTTAGCAACAAAAAAGGCTTTATAAATCAATGACTTACGTTACCTGTCGGTTTAATGATTTTGGTCAATGTCTGTAGTTATAGTATTCTAGTTTGTATATGGAATCTCGCAACGTTCTGATACTGTCGCACATATTCCATGAATAACTATCTACTTTTATCTTGATGAAATTATCATTGTATATCTGCACGACCACATCATTGCCTGAATAGTTGAATGTCACACAGATATATGGCAAAAGACCTTCATGTCTGGAGGTCTGAATATTGCCAAAAATTTTATTTTGTTTTGTGTATAGGAAAGCCAATAATAATGATGTTGTTTTCTCGCTCACGCGAACACCCATTTATCAGCACATACGAAAAATTCGTTTAGGTCTTTACGTCTCCTAACATATTTGCTAGTGATGCGCAAAGAACCTTTATTGATCTTTTCGTCTAGTAGACTCAATAACGGATTGCTAATAGGAAAGTCTAACATAACTTTATTTAGTTTATCTGTGAACCAATATTCTACGCTATGAGTGTGTTTACGGTGGTTTTCAATCTTTTTGACAAAAGTAAGATTACGGATGTTCAATTGATTCATGTCATCTTGCTTATTGTTCTTAAAATAACTAGATTGAAAGATGTCATCGAACTCCTTGTCATAGTCAAAGAAATAAGGAAGTTTGTAGATAAGACCAAAGTGACTATCTAATACCTTAGTTGGATCGCTATACAAGAACTTGTTCAAATCGTTCCTGAACTTAGTCAACTTATAATCGCGGAGTGTGAGCATGATCAACTTGTTCTTGTAATATTCACGAATGTTTGCCGCTTTCTGAACATCAAGGTCAGTGACTAAATCCTTTAGTTCAGGATTATCTAGGCTTCTGCTATAACGCTGTATGACGGGTGCCCGCGTCACCGACTCATTTTGGGCTAGTCTTTGTATGCAACAACTGATAACCAATACATCTTCTGGAAATTCCTTGATGGTATCTTGCTTTTCTCCGTTCCATGATGTCAATATCTCATCCAATGTAGGTCCGAGTTTGCGTCTCTGAATCTGTGTAATAACATTGCTAGTAGTCATCAACTCACCGTTATATCTTCCATGCCGGCTGTTCGTAGCCGAACGATGTGGCCCAATTGCCACTGCTTGCTATCAAGACCTTTCAAGATACCAAGCCATTTATTTCTCAGTAATGCAACTTCGTTGATCAATACTTCGAAATCAATTACTTCATCTTCACCATCAGTATACTTCTCTGCATCACGACTTGTCAAGGCTCTATTGTACCCTTCTAAGTACTTTTGGAAATATTTCCTGCGTAGTTTGCGTAATTGGATATTGAGATAGTTTAATACTGCTTCTATCTCTTGTAGTTGGTTAAATCGTTGTTCGGTGATTCCGGGTAAATTAGAAATGTTCTTTTCAACTTTTCCATTTACCCGGCAATCATACCTTGCTTGCTCTAGTTCTGATTCATAGTGTGTTATGAAATCTGGAATCTGACTTAGATCACTAGTGATTCTGGTGTACCAATTCATCTATCACCATTCATCGTCTTCGGTATCTTCATCCTCTTCGTACTCTTCATATTCTTCTTCTTCGTCATACTGAGAACTATATTCACGCAACGCTTCTATTACCGCAGGTTCTCTACGGAATGCTTCTTTGATCTCTGCTGAATCGTAATCGTTTTCTACTAAGACATTAATCAAAGACTCGGCTGCATCTGAAAGATTGTTTTCATCAATCTCTATTTTTAAAGCGCGCCATAACTCGGCTATTACAGTAATACTCATCCTGTTATTCCTCCGTTTCAGAATTTGTATTACTTATCGTTGTTTGTTTGTTTTCATATTCTAACATTACTTTGTCTAGGCAACCATTTTCATTTGATTCCCAACCCTTGCGGAAGAATTTAATAATCTCGCCGTCATTAGTTGTATAACTCAGTCGATTGCCTTCTTTAGTAAGCAAGTTAGCCTTCTCAAACAAATCAAGCAAACCGCTATATGGGTTCATGCCAGTCTCATAAGGAATCTTGACTTGAACACTTTCAAATGGCTTTGCGTAACGTGTTTTCATTACCTTACAGGCACTACGAATACCACGCACTTCGCTAATCTTGTTGCCATCTTCATCTTCTTTAAGTTTCAATTTCTTCATAGCAACTACGATTGAACTTGCATAGATGAAGCCTTGTCCACCACTGATCTTATCATCAGGGTCAAACATATCTTGTGAAGCATAAGTGTGATTAGTCGCAACTAATCCTACATTATGACTACCAAACATGTTTACACAGTTACGAACAAGACTAGTTAATGCCTTAGGCTTGCGACCCA